CGTCAACTGGAGAATCGTCAACTAAAGGAGTTACAGGCCAGTCATCAACATCGAAATCATAGTCTAACTCACAAACAACTTCGTGATCTTCTTGAGTTGCATCACTATATTTTGTTCTGACGTTGACACTAGTTAAAAGAGCCCCGTCATCATCTGTGAAGTTTGTGGTAATGTTTTTGACCAGTTTTGCATTAGTCATTGGTAATCCAAACTTAAGAGATATATTGAATTCCAACGTGTAAATAACAACTCTTCTACTGCTCTCAAAATCACCTTGATAATCATCTTCGAAATTGACACTACTCAATGTTATTGGAATATCAGTCCTACTATCTGGGCCCTCCATTCCCTTAACAGTAACAGCATAAGTTGAATTGAAAAATGGTAAGATCTGCTCAACTACTTGCAAAGCTTCATCTTGACCTCTGCTCATGATGTGCAGTGACATTCCTAATTTGTAAGGTGCAGTCTGCCAAACTCTAAACTTATCCACACCCTTACTTTGGATAGTTTTATTTAACTTATTTAACTTTGATTCAGTGTCGTATTCGATACTTGTTATCTCAAAGCTCATTCTAGGCAATTTTATAGAAATATCACCTGTTTCAGATTGATTGATTCTGGCTAAGTATCTTTCCTTTGGTGCATAAGCAAGAGGAACTCTTTGTATATCTTGTATGCCATTAGAACTTCTCTTTGCTATGTAGATATCATTAAAAAGAGATCCAAAAACAGCAACAGTTCTCTTGATGTTTTCGTTATAAAAATAATCGTTTCCTAACATGACTTTTAATAATTAAATGGTTCACCAAACGGGTTCTTTTCACTGAAGTCAATAAATTCATCTACATCATTGGCAAATGCACTATTCTGAGCACCTTCGTCATTTTCGAAAACAAATTGATCACCATCTTCAAGATCGTATAATTTACTTATACTTGCAGTAGATCCACTAATTCCACCTGTTAGTGTAGTTCCTTCAATCAAGTTATGATACTTACCATCATCGAAAGTTAAAGTGCCAACATTCGCTGACTTCATATCATTCTCAAACTTATAATCAAGGAACTCAACACTTCCAGTAACACCACCAGGTAGTGTGAATGATATAGTCTCTCCAATTTCAAAACTACCAACTTCATTATCTACTTCAAAACTAAATCCTGCTGAATTGTTGGATTGGAAATCATCAACACCTTCGATTCCAGTATCGATCTCTTGACTTTCATACTCAAACAATTCACATACGAGTTTGAAGGTTGGTTGTTGACCAAGCTGGAAGAATGGTTTCTTATCATCAACGAATTTTATTTCAAACAAGCCGTTGCTCATAGGAAGGTGAATAAGATCTCCCTCTTGAGGTCTAGTCGAATTCTCATCATAACCATGTCTGCCTATAAGCTGATTCCACCTCCTATTACTAACAGTAAGTGTAACTTGATCTCTTATTTCCAAACCAAATCTCTGCATCAACTCACCATCACCCTCAAAGGATTCTGTGCTGTCAACATACATTTCGATGACAAATGCATCGTCAAACTTAGAAACTAGATCTTCATTTAAAATGAAATCTTGCTTGACTATTTTTCTTGGTATGTAATGAACATCTACACCATGAATTTGCATAGACTCTATGATTAAATCATCATAAAGATCACGCTCAGAGTTTATACCATATTTTTTGGTATTACTGAAATATTTGTTTAAAGCCATATGAGTTATCCACAGTAAAAGTCAACGGGTAATTGATACTTATTATCCCATTCCTCTTCCATTTTTTCAAGTTCTGCTACAGCATCATCGTAAATTGGTCTTCCATTAATAGTGACCCCACCAGGCAATTGCATTCCTTCGAACTTGATTAGATTTGCACCCCAGTTCTTCTTAAGAAGAGATGTTAAATATCTCTTAAGAGCCATGTCATTATACACTTCTGTATATTGATTAGGGTCTATAGTTTGGTAACACTCGATAATTATATACTCATCTTCTTTTATATACTCACTCCAATCAGTTAATATTTCGAGTGTATTTTTATGCCTTGAATATGTTATTTGCTGTGAGTTACCAGTGAGAAGATGCTCTATCATACCGATATGCTCTTTAGTCATCGCATAATTCAGCATCTCTGTTGAACCTCCCTTAGTTTGGAAGTCGTATATATCGTTCAAATGAAACTGATATTTTGCATTAAACATATCTGCACTAGCACCATCAGTTATGTTCAAAACTCTAGTTATGCTGATAACAGAGTCGGGCAGTTGTATAACCTTATTGTCTATATCAGCTTGAGTTACTTTATACTTGAGAAAAGTTCTAACCACTGAGTCACTATGATATTCTTGATAAAACTGAATAGCTTCATCAATTCTATCTTCAATTTGGTCTTCATCCAAATTTATTTCGATAACAGGAGCGCCAAGCGATCGTAAACAATACTCAGCTAACTCTTCTCTTGATGTTGGTCTTGCCATAAATGTATTTATATGTGTAAAGTTTAAAAGAATAAATAAGAATAGTTATGAAGAACAAAACTATTTATATTAACACTAAATTTTCAAACTTAATGTCAAAGTTCGGTTTGGGTATAGTTGAAAAAATCGAAATTTACAGAAAAGAAAACAACAAAATTTTCTTTAAGGCTGGTTCTGGTAGATTCCATATGGAAGAAGAAGAGCTAGAAGAAATCAAACTTAAACCTGGTAAGTAATTTCATTTGAATTTTCAGGTTGAGTAGTTTGGTATATCGTGTAATCGACATTACTCCAATTTGAATTTGAAAATGAATGCTCTCCAGTCTTCTCTATAAAACCACCATTCTCTATATCACCCTCACTTGAACTTGTTGACCATTTTTCCTTCTGATCATATACATTAGCATGTGCAAACCACAAGTATTCTGCATTGGATTCGTAACTCAAAGTGACATCAGCTGAGTTGTCACCTAAAACCAAATTCAAAGATGGATCATTATTGCTTATCAAACTTTGAATCGACTGACCAGTAACAGGGATACTGCTAGTTCCATAGTAGTATGGATACACACCAGCTACAAATACATCATCAGATGCAAAGTCAGGACTTGCATCTTGAGGTGCATTGGGATTTTTTCTATCGAAACTCCTAGCATCCAATCCATGACTACTATTTGATTTAGGATCTCCACGAAGATGCTCAACCGTTGAAGTGTATTTTGTTTCCCCTAGAGTGACCTCTGTTGAATCGTTAAAGGAAACCTCATATTTAAAATTGGGATTATTGGGGCTATCAAAACCAAATTGACTAGGTATATCTTCGATTGGATCAGCAACAAACCCATAAAAAGTTTGAAAGAGAGCATCATCTTTTAGTAGTGCAATAGACAATGGTGCGCCAGCATCGTTTTTGGAGTATCCAACCGTTATTTCATTCTGAGTTGAAGAACCAACCTCCAAGAAAGAATATAAAGGATCTATGTCAATTACTGGTGGATCATAAGAAGGTAATTGGAACTTATGATCAATGGAGGAGCGAATTTTGATGCTACTCGATACTCTAGATGT